GAGCGATCCTGCGCCGACATGTGCGCGACTTGGGAAGAGATGCGGGCATTGATGCTCTCCACTAGCGCACAGGCTGCTGAAGGCGGCAGCACTTCCGAAGAAAATGTGGTCGACCCGACCAATACCGTTAAGGAGTAATAAAGTTGCCACTTTTCTCTACCTATCCAGATGCGGAATCTGTCCTAGCTCTGATGCAAGGGCATTCTACTCCGATGGAAGTAGTTTCTGCTTCTCATGCCGCAAACCACTCTCCAGCACTTCTGCCAATTTTGTACCGACTCAAGTATTTGTCGATTCAAAACACAGCTATTGCGAGCCTACATTTAGGTTACCTAGTTCTTGGACGAGTTGGGGAGATCGAGGCAGTATTCGGGGAATTCTCCAAAGGACAACAATCCAAAGTGAAGAGTTACGACGAAACAATGTCTTTGTTGGAGGCCCTCCCTCAGGACTGGCCCGATTATTTAGCGGACACAGAGATTGTCGTCGCGACAGCCTATTACGGGAAGGAGACGGAGCTTCTGCTATCGAGTATAAATACTTTGTACGAAAGGCGGAAACTTCACAAGCACACGACATTCAACCCGCACACGTGGAGTCCATACGATTTCCACACACTGACGATGCTTCCAAAGGACACTGGGGTAGTAGGAGCAAAAACCGCTTCCTCGGTTCCAAAGAAACAATCTCCGGTGCCAGCTCCGCGTTATGTGGTGTACAACAAGTTGCTTGCTTAGTTGAGGACACTCTGTCTGCAATTCGGGTAGGTAGGCATGCTGCCTCTTACACTTTGTTCGGCAGCAGTGTTTCTAATAATAAACTTTCTTGGCTTGTCAAGCCCTATAAAAAAATATTTGTGTGGCTTGATGCAGATAAATTTACCTATGCCAAGGAACTTTCTGACAGAATTAAACTCTTAGGAAAAGAAAGTGTTGCAATTTATACTGACGAAGATCCGAAATATGTTGAGGATGGGGCCATCAGAAGCCTCCTATCCATTGTTTAAGGTGGTGCCTATTGCGGGTAAATGGATTGCTTTTGTCAAAGAAACCAAATATAGTTCTTGGGGTGGTATTGATGCTACTACAAGTAAGTACATAAATCATTGGTACACTGCAGACAGCATTGAACAGGCTTGTCAAGTAGACACTAAAGACATGGCAGAAGATCTCATTATTCTGTGGCAACAAAAGAAAATTGAGGCGGAAAATTCTGCTTACAATTTAATTGAGAAAGCTATCAATGATTAGGAATAGAGCAGTGACTGATACCAAGAATCCTCCCGGACAGACGACGAGCAGGCCAGAGCCTGTGAGATATCTTAGGGATGTAATCAAAAAGTATTACGAGGATGAAAAGGCTTTCGATGAGGCCAGAAAGCCTAAACGGACCCAAGAGCTGTTTATGGAGGAAGAGGCTACCTACCCCTCAACTGATGCAGAAAAACGCTTGGAGAGGCTAAAAACAGCCTTGCTGAAGCTTTGTGACGCCCTGGACAGGGACAGTCGTCCTGCTGGTGGTGTGTGGGCAGGTGACATTCGCAAGATTATTGAAGAAAACACTTGACAAGGACAAGAAAATAGTTTATACTGGAAGTATAGGTATAATAATTTAAAGGAGTATTATTATAGTAGAAAATAATATTATTAAACTTATATTAAAGAAAGAAACTTATTTAGAGGCCGTATCAAACGGCCTCAATAAAGAAGATTTTAATAAAGAACTTAGTTTTGTATTTACTTGTATTTCTTCTTTCTTTAATACTACTGAACATGTTGACGAATTGTCCGTACCGGACCTAGGTAATTTGCTGTTCTCTGGAAGTGTCAAGGACAAAGACTTCTACGAAGAATTTCTTGTTACCCTAGATCAATTGGTTGTCAATCCTGAGACAACCAAACAACTACTCCACTCCTTGTTACAGCGTAAAAAACTAAAAGAACTCTCGCTGTTGTCGTATGAAGCGTACGAAGGAAAGAAGGATGTTGCTCAGGTGCTGGAGCTTGCAACTAAGCTCGCCAATGAGCCTGTGGAAGATGCTCCTGATGATGTGTTTGTGTCAGATGACATTGAGTTCATTGTTAACAAGCAGTTTACCCAGCCGGGTTTGCGTTGGCGCTTGAACACTCTGAATAAAATGTTGGGCTCTCTCAGGCCCGGTGATTTTGGTTTCATCTTTGCTCGTCCCGAAACTGGGAAGACAACCTTGCTGTGCTCCGAGCTAACATATATGGCCGAGCAAACTGACGGTGTTATTCTCTGGTTTGCAAACGAAGAAGATGGTGAGAAGGTTATGCTGCGAATCTATCAGGCAGCATTTGGATTGAGTTTAGCTGAAGTGATGTCTGACTTGGCTGGATGGAAGCAGAAGTTTAAGGAGAAGTTTGGAGGGCGTCTCAAGATTGTCATGCGACAAGACTTGATGACCAAGCAAGGCGTTGAGAAGCTCTGTAAGCAGTTTAAACCTGTGCTAGTGGTGCTGGACCAGCTTTCTAAAATTAAAGGCTTTGACGCCGATAGAACGGATTTGGAGCTAGGTGCTGCTACAACATGGAGTCGAGAGCTTGCTAAAATCATTCGTGCTGCTGTTGTGGCCGTCCATCAGGCAGATGGTACTGGGGAAGGTGTTCAATGGCTTGGTATGAATCACGTAGCTAATGCTAAGACGGCAATGCAAGCAGATGCTGACTGGATTCTTGGAGTGGGTTGTCAGCATAAACCGGGATACGAAACCATTCGTTACTTGCATCTTTCTAAAAATAAACTCACCGGTGACGAAGACACAGATCCCGGCCTACGTCATGGAAGGTGTGAAGTAGTAATTGAGCCCCACAGGGCACGATACAAAGACTTAATGTTTACGTAAAAATATGAATAGGAATGAACGAAAGTGAAGTATCCACAACTACAGTTCTTAGATGATTGGACCGATAAGTGGGTACTTGTTGGTTCACGAGTTACTTGTGTGCCCCCGCCAGTAGGCACCGATCAAGATGTTCTTGTTCTTATTCCTTCCCTCAAGGAGTATGTTGATTTCACTGATTATTTGGATCTGGGAGGCTGGGAAGCTGAGTCAGAAAAGTATGACTTAGATGGAAATTTTGAAAGTTTCCGAAAGGAACTTGATTGTGATGAGTTCAATCTCATTACAACTTCAAGTAACACGTTCTTTGAACGCTTTCTGAAAGCAACATGGGAATGTAAGAAAGCAAATGCTCAAACTAAGCAAGAGCGCATTGCTATTTTTGAGCCCATTATGAAGCCTCCAAAGCCCATTGGAGGTAGTTTTAAGGAACTTTCGTCGTGGGTCTCTAGTTTTGGTTTAGCTGGTGCAAAACTAGAAGGAAGTGCGACCAATTCTACTATTGCAGCTCATGCTGGGCCACTATACTATGATGATGTCCTACCTCTTACCGGAACATCTCAATGGTAATTCACTCATGATAAAACTCAAGAATAAAGATTGGATGTACATTGTTATGCGTCATGATTTTGATGGAAAGGATGTCGTTGTAGCCTCAACGTGGGATTATGTGCGTTCGCAAGAGCTGTTAGGAGAATACACTCAAATGTTTCTAGACAAGAAAATTAGTCAGGACGAGAGTTATTTTTATACAACCACGACCACTTTTTATGAGTAGTCGCGGAGGACCCGCTCCGACAATTTTAGCCCTTGATACAGAGGGGCCTAAGTTTGACAAGAAAGAGGTGTGGAGGGGAAATGCTTATGGGGACAGTCGTAGTTTAGTAGCCTACTCTTGTGCCGATCATGAAGAAGCTTGGGCAGTACAATGGGGTGAGTATAGTGTAGATGAACTGGACACTGAGATTTCCTGTGCTGATTTAGTGGTTGGTTTTAACTTTAAGCACGACATTACATGGCTACGTAAATGTGGTGTGGACCTATCTAAAATTAAAAAGCTGTGGGACGTTCAGCTAGCCGAGTTTGTTTTAAGCCGGCAGACAAAGAAGTTTCCTAGCCTAGATGAAACATGTGAGAAGTATGGCATCCCAAAGAAATATGACGTTGTCAAAGAAGAATATTGGAACAAGGGTATTGATACCTGTGATGTCCCATGGAATATCCTATCCGAGTATGCCGCTCACGACGCTGACGTTACCCTTCAGTGCTACCACGCTCAGCTACCCCTCCTCACCCCTGCCCAGAAAATTCTAGTAAGTCTAATGTCCCAAGACCTTCTCATTTTACAGGAGATGGAATGGAATGGTATTACGTTTGATGAGGAACTTTGCTATGAAGAATCAATTTTAATTGACAACCAAATATCTGAAATCCAAAACAAGCTCGCGTCCATCTATCCAGACATTCCTATTAATTTTGGTAGTCCTGATCAGCTCAGTTCCTTTCTTTATGGTGGGACTATTATTGAAGCTACAAAAGTTCATGATGGATTTTTCAAAACAGGTAAGAAAGCTGGCGAGCCGAAGTACAGAAACGTCGATGTAGTGCATCAGCTGCCTAGGCTTTATACGCCCCTCAAGGGCACTGAAATGGACAAGGAGGGTAAATGGAGTACAGCAGAACCTACGCTGAAGAAACTGAAAGGCAAGAAGCATATTTTAGATATGCTGCTCTCTTTGGCGAAGCTGGACAAACTCAATGGCACCTACTACAAAGGGCTGCCTCTTCTGAGGCAATCAATGCAATGGTCGAAAGGGAAGCTGCATGGGCAGCTCAACCAAACTTTAGCTGGTACTGGTAGGTTGAGTTCTTCTAAGCCCAATCAACAGAATTTTGCTTCTGAACTTCAACATATTTTTATTTCGGAGTTTGATTGACAGACACTGAATTGCTAGACTACAACGAAACTCTTACGGATTTTTCCATGCTTGTACAGAGCTATGGTCCACATAGGGTTGCTCACGATTTTAATGAATATTATCCGAAGGTCTATCAACAATTTATGGATGCAAGCAGCCAGTTAAACCGAGGCCGACAAATTGCGGCCTTATTTAAACCTAGGACACAATGAGTGCCCATTTTACAATGTGACGCAAGCCAACTTGAGTGGAGAACAGCAATTGAACTCAGCGGCGACTCTGTGGGATTGTCTGAAATCCTTGAAGGAGCTGACACACACAGCCTCAACCAAGTTGCCTTCGGACTTCCTAGTAGGCTCATCGCTAAGCGATACTTATTCAGAACTATCTTCAGGGGCTCAGGATGGGCCTTCGCAAATGACCCAGACTTCTTGCACGTCAGCAGCTCCGCCAAGTTTTGGGACGGAGTCAATGAAAAGTTTTACAGCAAGTATGAAGGACTTGATCGAAAACACAAAGAATGGTGTTCCCTTGTACTTGATGGACAGCCTATTGTGGGACCTCTTGGAAGAGAATGGCTTATCCCCCTCAAGCATGGCGGTGAGTTTAAAATTCCTTGGACCCTTCTCAGCAACTATCCAGTACAAGGCACCGGCGCCGACATTATGTGTATTGCTCGTATCTCTGCTTACAACAGAATTAGATTTTTGGGAATCCCCTGTAAATTCATCTCAACCGTGCACGATTCAATCGTGGTCGATTGTAAAACAGTAGACTTGCAGCAAATTGCAGATGTGTTCTACCAAGTATTTGACGACTTACAGAAGAACATTTGGAAAATGTTTAAATATGAATGGAAAACCCCTCTTGCATGCGAATGCAAGTTTGGCAACAACATGAAAGAGACTCAAAAGATTTTAAGGAGTGCATGACTTTTACAACAACTATTAAGTGGTGTGAAGAAATTCCTAACCTAATTGAATTAGGAAAACAGGGGAAAACTTATCAAGAAATTGGAGACACTTACGGAGTATCACGGGAGCGTATCCGGCAGGTCCTACGTAAATTTCTCCCAAATTGGGATGTAGATTTTGGGGCTACTCGAAGAAGGATGTTTCGCGCCCAAGAGGAAGCTGAACATAGGTGGAATAAATGGGGAGATAAAGAAGATTCTGCACTATATAAATCTAGACGTAGAAAATTTTTAGCTAAGAAAAATAACGCAGTTAGGGAAGGACATTCATGGAACTTGAATTTTGGTGATTTAGAATGGCCCTCTCATTGTCCAGTATTAGGCGTAGAGCTAGATTATTTTAACGAATATCGGGCAGAAAATAGTCCCTCATTTGATCAAAAAGAGCCCGGAAAAGGTTATGTACAGGGTAATGTAACTATCATGTCTTGGCGTGCCAACCGTATTAAAAATGATGGCACTGCTGAAGAGCATAGACGCATTGCTGATTGGTTAGAACGTTAATACTTCCATTGTCAAGTAACAATGGTGTACACTATTTACATAGATACTTAAATTTTAATAGAAAGAAATAATGCTTATTCAAATTCTTAATGTTAGTAAAATCCCAGCAACCACCAGCAAGGGTCAAGCATATGAACAGCTTGACATTGCGTTTAAGAACCTGACCTTCCAAGGTAAGGTGGAGGGTAAGAAACTCACCCCCTTTGGTGACGGTAAGGCAGCATATGATGTTCTTACTAATGCTGTAACTGGACAACAATATGAAATCACTGTAGTAAAGAATGGCCAATACAACAATTGGACGGCAGCAACGCCAGCATCTGGTGCAGCTCCAGCAGCGTCAAGCTACTCTGCGCCGAGCAAGGGCCAGACGGCTCCGGCTAGCAACTCCCGTGGCTTTGAAACGCCAGAAGAACGTGCGGCCAAGCAAGTTTACATTGTCCGGCAAAGTTCCATTAGTGCTGCTGTTGCTGCTCTTAGTGTCGGCTCTAAGTCTGCTATTCCTGCCGAAGCTGCCATTGAATATGCTAAGCAATTGGAATCCTTTGTCTTTGCTAAGCCTGAAGTTGTAGACAACAGCGGTTTTGATACTCTCACTGATGACATCCCTTACTAAGAATTTTAAATTTAGGTCCTATGAATCCAATGGTATTTGGATTGTAGAGCGTCAAGAAAAGGCCAAATGGCCTTTCATTGATTCTACAGAACCTGATTGGGTTTATTGGAACACATTCAAAACTAAGGCAGATGCCGACCTTGCTGTAACATCTGCGGTGAAAGAGCCAACCTATTTCTACTATTGATTATCTTATCGATGCAGACTCCCTGCTCTATCGTGCAGGGTTTGTTGCTAATGAAGAGGGGCAAGAGAATTTGGCTGTCTGGCAGTTGAAGAGTATGCTAGAGGATATGCCAAGCAATGCCAAATATTTTATCAGTGGTAGTGAGAATTTTAGATATGAGATTTATCCTGAATACAAGGGTAATCGCAAGGACATTAAGCGTCCCATCCATCTAGCAGCTCTTAGGGAATACATTGTATCTGAATGGTATACTCAAGTCTCTAGTGATGGTAGGGAAGCAGATGATGATGTAGGAATATATTCAACATTAGAGCCAACAGCGACAATTTGTCACATAGACAAGGATTTGAATATGCTGCCCGGTGATCATTGGAACTATGTCACCAAGGAATATTATTCAGTAACGCCTATACAGGCAATGCGTAATTTTTACATTCAACTTCTAATGGGAGACAGGGCTGACAACATTCCCGGATATGATGGGAAGATGCGCACCAAGGTTCCCAAGTTTATGGAAGCTGTAATGGCTGAACTGGAAGTTTGTTCTGAGCCAGAAGAAATGCTAGACATTGTGGCTGGATGGTGGCAAGAGGATTGGCCTAAGATGGATGTGTCTGCACGCTGTTTATGGCTACAGAGGAAGGAAGAGGATGATTGGACAAATTGGTTGAACGTAAATTTAATGGAGGAGCTTGGACGAAAGGACGATTTAACAGCTTTGTTACAAGCGCGCTCCGCTCAGCAAGCCGAAGATGGCCTCCCAAATTTCAATGCCTGAATGAAGCAAAGACAGAGAAGAAAGTTAATTCAAAAACAGGTAGGCTGGCGCAGCATTACCTGTGTAATTTATGTCACGGAGAATTCACTTCTAAAGATGTTGAAGTGGATCACATCATCCCCATTGGTCGGGATCTGACATGGGACAATTTTATTAATTTACTTTATTGTGAGACAGATAATTTGCAAGTGCTATGTAAGCCTTGCCATAAAGTGAAGACAAAGGAAGAAAATGAAAGTGGAAAAAGTGGTGATGCTCCCAGAAGGAGCCGTAAAGTTCGAGGGTGAGTTGAGCGAAATGGAAACCGACCTCGTTGTTGAAGTGGGCCTCAATTATCTAATTCGTGCTGGTGCATTCCCTGCTGTTACTGAGGCTTTGCAAAAGGCGCAGAAGGAAGAGGAAGCAGCAATGGGGTATGAGTTCCCCGATGATATGGAGAAGAACGATTAAACATCTTGTCATCCCAGATTGCCAGATTAGGTCTGGTGACGATTTGTCATTCCTGACAGCAATCGGCAATTACATCGTAGCCAAGAAACCAGACGTCATTGTTAATATAGGTGACTTTGCTGACATGCCTTCCCTGTCCTCTTGGGACATTGGTAAGCGTGAATATGAAGGCCGTCGATACAAGAAAGATGTGGAGGCTGCCGTTGAAGCTCAGAAGGCCCTCCTAGATCCTATCCGAGAGTTTAATATTAGGGCCAAAAAGAACAAGGAGAAGTTGTATAAGCCCCGTATGGTGCTTACACTTGGTAATCATGAAAATCGTATCAATCGTGCTACTTCAGACGATGCTAAACTCGATGGCCTCATTGGTGTATCTGATTTACAATACATCTCCTTCGGATGGGAAGTTTATCCTTTTCTTGATGTGGTTGTTATTGACGGCGTGGCTTACAGCCATTACTTCACTACCGGTATTGCTGGTCGCCCGGCTTCAACAGCCTCCGCTCAACTGAGTAAGAAACATATGTCCTGTATTGCTGGACATCAACAAGGACTGCAAATTGCTACAGCTTATAGGGCTGACGGTGCTCGTATTACTTCCGTTATTGCAGGGAGTTGTTATGAGCATGACGAAGACTACTTGGGCCCTCAAGGTAATAAACACTATCGTGGTATTCTTGTACTACATGATGTTCATGATGGTGAATTCGAGCTTATGCCCGTCAGTCTCAGTTATTTGAAGAAGAAATATGGAAGCTCTTGATGTACAAGTAGGCGGTGGCCACTATAAAAATAAGGCCATCCAGCCCATTGAATATATTCACGCCAATAACCTAAACTACTCTGAGGGTGCCATTGTTAAATACATCACCCGCTGGCGTGAGAAGAATGGGTTTGAGGATTTGGAAAAGATTAAACACTATGTCGATTTGCTAATTGCAATGGAGAAGAAATACAATGGATCTGGACAAGGGAATTAATAAGCTAGTAACTGAAATCCACCTAGACAATGTAAAGGCTGGGTGGTGGAACGACAAGGAAGGTAATGACATTCGTAGCAATCCTTATACTTTTTCTAATAAGCTATGCTTGGTCCATTCTGAACTTAGTGAGGCTTTGGAAGCAGATCGTAAGGGGCTCAATGATGACAAACTCGTCCATCGTGATGGGCGGGAAGTTGAGCTTGCTGATGCAGTTATCCGCATCTTTGATTTGTGTGGTGCTTACGGCTTCGACCTTGGTGGGGCACTTGTAGAAAAGATGGCTTATAATGCCCAGCGCAACGATCATAAGAAAGAGGTGCGTGATGCAATTGGGGGAAAGGCTTATTAAATGTTGAGTGTAGCGAAACAAATTGAGCAAAATGCTCCCTTTATTACGACGTTCCTTGGACGTCATTTCCATTTCCTAAACCCAGCCCCAGATGAAATTGAAATTAAGGACATTGCTGCCGCGTTAGCGAATCAATGCCGGTTTAACGGTCATATTCCCTTTCTATCAGTGGCCGAACATTCTGTTGCAGTGGCCTCTCGTCTTCCTGCTCGTTTGCAACTGGCTGGGCTCTTGCATGATGCTGCGGAAGCTTACCTATCGGATATTCCAAGTCCAATCAAGCAATACCTCCCAGACTACGAAAAGCTAGAAACTATTGTAGATAAGGCTATTGATTTGAAGTTTGGGATTGAACTGTCTCTGGAAGACAAAGTGGAGCTTAAGAAGGCTGACCTAGAGCAGACTTATACAGAAGCTCATTACCTGCTTGCAGGACGCGGACAAGGATGGGTGCCAATCCTCTGGCAGCCAGACCCAAAGATGAAGCCACGTTGTCTTGCCCCTGCTGAAGCAATGGATATGTTTATGCATTGGTTCTCGTCCCTGACGGACTCGTCTCTCGCTAATGAGTTAGTTATTGTACCCGGATAACCATGGACCTTGAATCACTAAAAGACCTGATTGAAGCAGGCATGGATGTAGAAAGTTTTGTTGACTTTCTGGACATTGATTTCAGGGAAATCATTGATCGTTTTGAAGATGTAATTGAGGAAAATCGTGAGCGACTCCAAAAAGAGCTTGGCTAAAGACCAACGACCGTGGAAGGACCTAGAACGGGATAGCAAACGCTATTTGCAACGTGTACAAGAAGAACGAGAAGCTAAGAGAGCTTTGAACGATTTTCGTAAGCATTTACGTGAAGAAGGGGATATTGACTATTATGAGTAGGATTTACACAGAGGACAGTGTCCCTGTAGACATTAGACAATGTCCTAAACACAAAGGCTCTTGGATTAAGGCTAGCCAAATTGGGGGCTCTAAGCCGGGAGTAGCCCGTACATTCCGTCGCTATTGTCCACGCTGTGAAGTGGAGAAGGCATATGAACAAAAACAGAAAGGACCTGCGCAGCCGATTAAGGTGCGCATTATGAAGATTTGACTAACGAATTACAAGCACAGAATTTTAACTATGTGTATTTGCATGTTGATCCAGAAACACAGGAAGTTGTGTATGTAGGTATGGGAACTGTCAGTCGAGCGTGGGATGTGAAAACTCGTGAAGTAAAAGACAACCATTACCAGTGGCTGCAGGGACTCCTTAAAAAGGGGTATGTCCCAAGTGAGTGGGTTTCTATTGAGTATAAACAACTCTCACGAGAGGATGCCTACAATAAGGAATTAGAACTTATCCACATGTTTGGTCCTAAGTTTAATTCTTCGGCCTCATGGGCTGCCTCTAAGTACACTCCAGAAGATGTCCGTCTATGGATGAAGCTTCGAGAAGAGGGAAAGACTTATAAAGAAATTACTCTAGCCACTGGGGTGAGTGAGATGGTAATTTATCGGGCCCTGTCGGGACAGACTGCTGCATATAGGAATGTTGTTAATGGATGATGTATCTGACCTCCAACAATACGTATTTAAATCGAGGTATAGCCGTTGGCTAGAAGACAAGGGACGGCGAGAAACGTGGGAAGAGACAGTGACACGTCTCTGTGATTTCTGGGCAGAGAAGTATCCAGAACAATTTCCTTATAATGAAATGTTCCAAGCTATCCTGAATATGGATGTAATGCCCAGCATGCGGTCTCTTATGACTGCAGGTCCGGCACTGGCTCGAGACAACATTGCTGGATACAACTGCTCCTATCTTCCCATTGTCGATCCCAAGTGCTTTGATGAATGTATGTTCATCTTGATGAACGGTACTGGGGTTGGTTATTCTGTAGAGCGTCAATATGTTAACAAGCTTCCTGAAGTAGCGGAGACTTTTCATGACACCGACACCATCATTAAGGTTGCAGACAGTAAGGCAGGATGGGCTTCTGCACTTCGGCAGCTCATCTCTCTCCTATATTCGGGCCAAGCTCCCAAGTGGGATGTTAGCGGAGTTCGAGAAGCAGGTACACGACTCAAGACCTTTGGTGGGCGAGCAAGCGGACCGGCTCCCCTTGTGGAACTTTTCCACTTTACTGTTGGACTGTTTAGAAAAGCTGCTGGTAGAAAACTCACGAGCGTTGAGTGCAGCGATCTCGTCTGCAAGATCGCACAAGTTGTTGTTGTTGGCGGTGTCCGAAGATCGGCTCTCATTTGTCTATCGAATCTCACCGACCAACGGATGTCCACCTACAAATCTGGACAATGGTGGGAAAACGATGGACAACGAGCTTTAGCCAACATCAGTGCAGCATACACTGAGAAGCCCGACATTGGTATTTTCCTTAAAGAATGGACAGCATTGTATGAATCTAAATCGGGTGAACGAGGAATTTTTAACCGCGTCGCTGCTAGAAAGACAAGTGAGAACACTGGGCGTCGTTCTGGAGACTTTGAGTTTGGAACTAATCCATGCGGAGAAATCATCTTACGTCCATTTGAGTTCTGCAACTTGTCTGAAGCAGTTGTACGATCTGGAGACAATTTTGAAGACCTTAACCGTAAAGTCAGACTTGCTGAATACTGGGCACTTTCCAATCTAGCCTCGTCGACTTCCGATATATCCGCAAGCAATGGCGAGACAACTGTGAAGAAGAACGTCTCCTAGGTGTCAGCCTAACAGGAATTATGGACCATGCGTTCTTGTCCGACAGCAAATCCAATGAATACCGAAATGGTAAGCTTAAGGGCCGCCCAGATAAGAACTATGGG